TTCAAGCTCAAAGGTGTAGCCATTACCCATTGAAGAGAACTTCTCGTACGGTCGGATTGCTCCTTCCATAACGTAGTTCTTGCTCCGCAGCCTATCCAGGTGGTCAAACCACTCCGGGGGCAGCAACAGACGCACGGTCTCTCGCGAGATTGTGTCGGAGGCCATGGAGAAATCCACGGTCGCCAGGTCGTCAGTAATGGAACCCTTGCGGGCTAACGCTTGATTGCGCAACTGTGAGTCGAGGTTGATGCCGGCATGCCTGAATAGGCGGTGTCGAATCATCCCCCCGACTCCCAATTGGAAGTACACGTTAAAGTAAGGCTCAATGGCGATAGACCTCTCGGTCTTCGCATTCTTCGGGACAAATGCTACTTTATTGTAGTCCACGAGTCCTAGCTCTGGCGCCACTTCGTCTCTCACGAGATTATAGGGCCCCACAACGTCCGCAGGGTGTATACCAGAAAGGTACGCACGCCACTTGTGGTCGTGGGCAAGCAGAGCTTCTGCATACGGGAACGCGCCGCTGGATACGGTTGGGCACTTCTCACTGAGCTTAAAATACTCAGTTGTGAAAGGTCCCTTCACGCACAGCGTTGAACCCGGGCCAAATCGGGAGTAGGTCAGCATTTCGCTGACTTTAAAGCTCCCCAAGATTCTCTCGATCAGTCGGATCGCGCGGTGAATCACCGCGTTTTCGTCAGAGGTCAAGCTTGATTGCTTGTGAGAGATACGGAAATTTGCCTCACGGCATCTTTCCTCCGCTTCAAAAAAGCGAAGCTTCGCCTTATCCCGTTTGTTAAACGGAGAATCAGGGAAGTCGAACTTGGAGAAGAGCTCCCCAACCAGTCGATCCTGAAGGAGTAAATCGGCAGACGTGTACACTGTCACGTCCAGACTGTCAGCAACGACGAACAAGCCTGAAACGTCCCGAGTGCGGATGCACTCTCTAAGGGCGTCTCTAGGCAGCTCAGTGTCGTCACTGAGGCCCTCTACGAGAGCGGACAAGACATCCCACGGTAAAGACCGTTGGACATCTGGTGAGAGCTCGCGCCCCCACTTCATTTCCAAGTCCTTTGCGGACCAGCTTTCCTTAGGCATTACGCCTCCGAAAACAGGAATGAAGTAACATGCCTACAGCAGACTAGGTCTGGTGTTCTCAGAACGCTCGACCGGTTTATGGGCCTTGCGGACAACCTTTCTCCGCGACCACCGTGAAACCAGGAGTTTAATCCCGATCGCTACGGCGACATAAAGGAGATCGGACAAAAGAGATAAGACACGTTCGTGCATATCATTCCACACTTGCTTCTGGATACCCTCTCACGAGGGCACGAAGGTCTGGCTTAGGCCGAGACCACCAGCGGCAAGCGCTGATCGTTGACGAGGTCCGCCCACGCGGCGTCGGCCTCGGCAGCCTTGACAAGGGCCATCATGGCCGTCTTGTCGGCGCCGGCGGCATCCGCGCGGATGCTCGTAGCGACAGTGATGA